CGACTTGCCTGGCCCATCTGAACGCGACCCATTTAGACGAGACACTCCCCATGCCCTTCATTGTGACAGCCGTCACCGCGGTCGCGGGGGCGATTGGCGGCGTTTTGGCCGCCGGTGGCATTGGGGCTGCCCTCATTCGGATTGGGGGCACGCTCCTTCTGTCCTATGCGGCCCAGGCGCTCATGCCAAAGCCGCAAATGACGCTGCAGGCGCGGACGGTCACGGTGCGCGAGCCTGTGATGCCGCGCGATCTTGTTTACGGGCGCACCCGCAAAGGCGGGGTCATTGTCTTTCTGCATTCCTCCGGATCAGAAAACCAATACCTCGATCTGGTCATCGTTCTTGCGGCGCACCGGGTCAAATCGATCGGCGCCATCTACTTCGAGGGCGAGATGGCCCTCAGTGCTGCCGGCGTCGCCCAAGGTCGCTGGGCCGGAAAGGTCCTGGTCGAAAAGAAACTCGGCACCGCCAACCAGACAGCCTTCGTGGGTCTTAAGGCTGCGCTGCCTGACAAATGGACCGAGAACCATCGGCTGCGCGGCTGTGCGGCAATCCGGCTGCGGCTCACCTATGATCAGGATGCTTTCCCGGGCGGCATTCCGAACATCACGGTGGACATCGAGGGCAAGGACGACATCTTTGACCCCCGCACAGAAACTCATGCCTATTCAGAAAACCCTGCGCTGTGCCTTGCCGATTATATGGCGCATCCGGAGTTCGGGATCCGGGCAGAGATCGGGGCGGCGGATGGGGTTGACCGGATGAGCCTCGTTGAGGCGGCCAACATTTGTGATGAGGTGGTGGCCAAGGTCGGGGGTGGGACAGAGCCGCGCTATGCCTGCAATGGGGTGATCTCGCTTTCCGAGCCTCCAAAGACAATCATCGAGGGGATGCTCTCGTCTTTTGCCGGGCGCTGCGCCTTCTCGGGCGGGGCCTGGCGCATCCATGCCGGGGCTTGGGCTGTGCCATCGGTGGCGCTGACCTCGGATCATGTCCGGGAGGGTGGTCTCACCTTGGCGACGCGCGTGACGATGTCGTCAAACTTCAACGCGGTTCGGGGCCAGTTTGTGAGCCCCGAAAATGACTGGCAGCCGGATGACTTCCCGGCCTATGCAAGTGATGTCTATCTCGCCGAGGACGGTGGGGAGCGGCGGTGGCGCGATATCTCGCTGCCCTTCACGATCTCGGCCTCCATGGCGCAGCGGCTCGCCAAGATTGAGCTTGAACGCGCGCGTCGACAGATGACGGTGCGGCTCTCGGGGAAACTGTCGGCCTGGGCCGCAACGGTGGGGGATGTGGTGACGCTCTCCTATGCGCGCTGGGGCTTTGCCGCCAAACCGTTTGAGGTGCATGGGGTCAGCCTCGATCTAACCGTCTCAGGCGATGGCGCGCTGTTGCTGCCAGAACTCGTTCTGCGTGAGACCTCGCCCTTGGTGTACGACTGGGCGGCCTCGGAAGCGCGGATTTATGCGGCCGCGCCACGCACCAGCCTGCCGTCGGCGCGGGATATCCCGGCGCCTGGGGCGCCGCAGGCCACTGAGGAGATCTATGTCACCCGTGATGGCGGCGGGCTCAAGGTTTTGGCGCGGGTCACCTGGGCCGCGGCACCCTCAAGCTTTGTCGCGGCCTATCAGCTGCAGGCCCGCCAAGGCTCGGGGGCTTGGCAGGATTATGGGCGGACCGATGGAACCAGCCTTGAGATCCGCGACATCGCGCCAGGTGGCTGGTCCTACCGGGTCAAGGCAGTGTCGGTGCTCGGTGTCTCATCGAGTTGGCAGACGAGCACGGTTGAGATCCGCGGCCTGACGGCACCGCCAGCGCAGCTTGAGAACGTGACGCTGCAAACGGCAGGGGGTCTTGCGATCCTCAAATGGACGCGCTCGGCCGATCCTGACGTGCGGGTGGGCGGCAATATCGTGATCCGGCATTCGAAGGAGGCAACTGCCACTTGGGCCGACAGCTATTCGATGGACCGGGTCGGAGGCGGTGAGGCGATTGCTGTCGTGCCCCTCAAGCCTGGGACCTATCTCGTCCGGGCGGAAGACAGCGGCGGGCGCGCCGGGCCTGAGGTGCTGGTCTCGACCAAGGGCGCGCAGGTGCTGGCCTTCTCGCCTTTGGGCGTGCTGCAGGCTGATCCGGGGTTTGTGGGTTCAAAGACCGGGCTCAAGGTTGCCACAGGCACTCTGACACTCGCCACGGCGACGGTGAATGGTGTGACGCAGGTCACGTCGCTGGAGGGGCAGTACGGCTTTGCCGCCGGGCTCGATCTCGGGGCGGTAAAGCGCGTCCGACTTCGCTCAGAGATCGGTGTGGCAGCTCTGGCGCTCAACGACCGGATCGATGCCCGCACCGCGTTCATGGACACATGGGCAGACTTTGACGGGGCGGCCGGGGCGGAGATCGATGTGCTCTTTGAGATCCGAGAGACCGATGACAACCCAAGTGCAAACCCCGTCTGGGGTCCCTGGGGTCGACTGGACACCCATGAGATTGAGGCCCGCGCGGTTCAGGCGCGGGCCATCCTCTCGACGAAGGACGCCTCCTACACGCCCATCGTCACCCAATTGCGGCTTTATGCCGATGAGGTCGCCTGATGCCCCAGACATCCAGCTTTGTGATCGCGAACGACGCGGGCGCGGCCGTGCGTGCGCGGATCAATGAGGTGATCGCCGCGCTGCAATCGACAAACTCGGGCGCATCGGCGCCGGTGGCCACCACCGCGGGCATGCTCTGGGTCGATACCTCGGTCTCGCCGCCCGTCTTGCGCAGGCGCAATACCACGAACACCGGCTGGGACGCGCTTCTCGATGCGGCGGGCAATCTGGCGGGGCTCGCCAACACAGCCATGGCGCGCACGAACCTTGGGCTTGGCACAATGGCCACGAAATCCGCAGCCGATTACGACACGGCGATCGCAGCAAAAGCTGCACTGTCCGGCGCGACCTTCACCGGCGTCGTGACGGCCCCAAACTTCGTCTCCTCGTCAGATGCCCGCCTCAAATCCGAGGTCGAAACCATCACAGGGGCATTGGCCATCGTCTCAGCCCTGCGCGGCGTGCGCTTTACCATGGATGGCAGCCGCCAGATCGGCGTCATCGCCCAGGAGGTCGAGACCGTCCTGCCCGAAGTCGTGCGCGTGGGTGAAGCGGGTCAGCTCTCTGTCGCTTACGGCAATATCACCGGCCTTCTCATCGAGGCCGTCAAGGAACTCACCGCCCGGGTGGCGGCGCTTGAGGAGGCACGTCCATGAATGACGGTGGGTTTATCGACATGATCAACTCGGCCTTTGGAGGCGCTGTAACCACGCTGATCGGTGCCTTCACCGGGCGGCTGATGTGGCATTCGGGCGAGGTGAAGCTCGGCAACCGCCGCTTCTTCGGCAAAGAGCTCCTTTGGGAAATCCCCGTCGCCGTTGGCATGGCGCTGATCGGGGAGGCGGCCGCACGCTACATTGGTCTCTCGCAGCCCGTCTCAACCGGGTTTGTGGCGACGCTCGCCTATTTGGGACCACGCGGGGCGGAGGCATTGCTGACCACTTGGATTGGACGGCGCAAACCATAGGAAGCGCCAGCTTCTCGGCTCCGCCTTTGTCCAAATCATCAGAAGGTTGCGACCGACGCGGAAAACGCACCTCCGAAGATGCTGCAAGGGTTTTGCGGGTATGAACCTGGTTTGGGCGCCTGCTTTGTGCCCGGTGGTCCTGACCCCAAAAGGCCAAATCTGCGGAGCATCTCGTCACATGGTGGATTGTGCGGGGGCATCGGGCGGCTGACACGTCATAAAAAGCACAAACTCATACTTTAGACAGTGCTTAGCGTTTCGGCGCTGCCGCTTTCTCGGCAACATGATCACAATCATAATACCATGAGGCCCGGCTTGATGTCTGGCGGTTAGCAGTGCATCTGGGATGCAATCTTAGGTCAGATTTGGAGGGTGGTATTTTGCGACGTCCTGATATTCCAGCTGTGCTCTCGAAACTTTCGGCATCCAGCAATCCCGTCGAAGTGATCCGCGACCTCGTGCTGCGCACGGGTGGCTTTTGGCAGGACACTGAGGAGGCGTCTGGTCTTTTTGAGATCCAGTTGGCGGGCATCACGGGGCTTGGATCCTCAGCGCAAGCGGCAGTCGAGGATTGGGTCATCCAAGCGCGCCGAACAAAGGTGGAGGACCTGCGGGTCGCCCTTGAAGAGGGCTAAGGCCGCCCAAGATAACAACGAGAGTTGCACGACACATGGCCGCCCCTTGGGCGGCCTTTCTTTTTGGAGATAGCCATGACGCCCTTCAACATCGCCCGCAGCTACATCGGTACGACCGAGGGGCCGGGCCTCGCCGACAACCCTGTCATCATGGAGATGTATGCCTCGGTCGGTCATACTCATGTGGAACATGACTCTGTAGCCTGGTGCGCAGCCTTTGTTGGACATTGCCTTGAGAGGGCAGGGATCCGCTCAACCCGCAAGCTGACGGCGCGGTCTTATCTCGAGTGGGGCGTCCCCATCGAGGTAGAAAACGCCCAGCAGGGCGACATCGGCGTGATCCCCCGCGGTACCTCCAGTTGGCAGGGCCACGTGTTCTTCATCGACCGGATCGAGGGACCATGGGTCTGGGGCCTGGGCGGCAACCAAGACGACGCCGTCAATGTGAAGCGTTATCCGGTCTCAAAGCTTCTGGGCGTTCGGCGGGCTGGGGATGTCGCGCCGCAAGTGGCAATGTCTGTCGAGGCCGTCCAGCGCCGTCTGAAGGAGCTTGGCTATCACGAGGTGGGTCAGATCGATGGAAAGATCGGGCCTCGTACGCGCGCCGGAATTCTGGCCTTCCGCGATGACAACGATCTTGCTCTGGTGCCGATCATTGATGTCGCTTTGACTGAGGCGCTTGGTTCGGCACGTCCGAGACCGGTGGCAATCGAGCGCGCGACGGGCAAGCCTGAGGGCTCGCGTATCTTGGCCGCGTCAAATGCACAGATCGCGCTTGGGGCTGCGGGGTATGCCGGGATTGCGATCAGTGACGTCGCCCCACTTGTTGGGCAGGCTGAGGAGGGGCGTGATCTGGCGGCGCGCCTCTTTGATCTGGTGGGATTGGGAGGTTACGCCCCGGTCCTCATGCCACTCCTCGGGGCGGCAATCTTCTTTGCAGTCATCGTGCTGGCGTGGAAAGCCCGCGCAGCCCGGATCGAGGACCATCAGACGGGGCGGACGCCATGATCACCCTCGTCAGACAGCTTGTCACTGCATTAGCGCAACGCGTCGCGTTTTGGGTCACCCTATGTCTGATCCTGGCCTCCGCCCTGCGCATCGCAAAACAGCGCGGGCGCCACGCAGCTGAGGCCGAGTTTGCCATTCGCGCGGCCGAGGCCCGCATTTGCGCGCTGCGCACATCCCGAGAGGTGCACCATGAGATCGAGACTTTGCCTGAGGCTGAGCGTGATCGCCGCCTTGACCGCTGGATGCACGACTGATCCCGGTGTGAGCTCGGGCTGTGATTGGGCAGAGCCGATCCGACCCTCACGGGCGGATCAGTTGAGCGAAGGGACTGCCCAGCAGATCCTCACCCATAACGAAACAGGCGCGGCTATCTGCGGCTGGCGCCCCTGAAAACCTACCTCACCGATCAGTTCTTGCCGCAGCACTGCTTGTATTTGCGACCCGAGCCGCAGGGGCATGGATCGTTGCGGCCGGGGCGCGGCGCGGATTTGAACGGCTGGCCGGGGAGATTGGCCGGGACCCCGCCGACCAGTTCGGGGCGCGATTGGTGCAGGATCGTCGCCACGCAGTTCGGGATCAGATCAGGCGCCTCTTGGTCGATCTGGTCGATCTCTTCATCGCTGAACTTGCTGTTCCCCGTGTAGATATCCTGCAGCGCCATGATGAAAATCATGGTCTCACCGGTCTCGTCATCGGCCCGATCGAGGAGCGCCTCCCAGGCCTTGGGCCTCAAGGCCATGGCGCGTGTGAAGCCATCAACCCAAGGTTCCCAGAGGGTCTCGTCGCTGTTCGTGTCGATCTCGTAGATCGGTTCGACCCAGAGCGATTGCGTGATCCGGGCAGCGACATCGTTGTAATGGGCCATCACCGCGCCGATCGTCTCCTGCGCCGAGGCGAGGTCGGGGAATTGCGCATCTCCCGTGACACCCCAGACCTGCGATAGCCAATCGGAGGGCGGGATCATCTCGGGGCAGGCCAGAAGGCCGGTGACGAACCCATCAAGTTCGCTGACCGTCATCGGTTCGTTCTCGACGGGCAACGCCTGCAAGAGTTCTCCCAGACGGTCGAGCCGTTCGTCGTCCTGATCCATGACTGGTCCCCCCTGCTGCTGCGCCCCCTTAGCTGCACTGGGCTGAATTCTCAATCGAACTCGTTCTGACCAGGCCGCTCGGATGGTCCGTGGAGGCATGCATGACCACGTCACTTCAGGAAGGCCCTGTCATCCTGATCGGCTACGAATACCGGCTGCAGTTGCAGGCCGAGGCCGATCTCTTTCCCAATGGGGCCAGTTTTGCAGGCCACGTGCGCAGCGCAATCAGCGCCGCGACCGTGGTGGCGGAACTGTCCAGTGGGGCGGGCAGCGTGCTGCGCGTGGACGCGCGCACGCTGGAAATTGTTCTGCCGCCTGCTGTGACCGCTGGCCTCGCACCCGGTGGCGTCGTTCTCGATCTGGTCCGTACGGATCTCGAACCAGACCGGCACCTCGGCTTCGTGCTGGAAATCCCCGTGGCGCTGCCGGCGACAAGGCTCCCTGTTTCCGGAGGGGTCTGAGCCATGGCGACTGCGCTGGACCTGCGACCGTTCACGGGGCCGATCCGCATCTTTGTCACCTCGGAGGCGCCGATCGCGCTGCGGCTTTCCACAGGGCCGATCGGGATCCGCGTCCTCGGTCAGCCGGGGCCGCAGGGATTGACTGGCCCCCAAGGCGACAAGGGTGATCAGGGCGCGCCCGGCATCACGATCCTGCCCACTGACACTCCCATCAACGGAGGATTTTTCTGATGGCGAACACGATCCAGCTCAAACGTCGCGTCTCGGGCGTGGCAGGCGCACCCGCTGCGCTCAAATCCGGCGAGATCGCTCATAATGAGGTCGATGACACGCTCTATGTCGGCAAGGGCGATGACGGAGCAGGCAATGCGACCTCGATCGTTCCGGTGGCCGGAAGCGGGGGGTTCCTCGCGCTCATCGGCACACAGACCCTGGGCGGGTCCAAGACTTTCTCTCTCGTCCCCAAATCTGCCCAGGACGCCAGTGCCGCGACCGATCTCGTACGCAAGTCCCAGCTGGATGCCGGCCTTGCCGCGAAGGCCGCGCTCAGCCATAGCCATGCCATCGCAGATGTCACCGGTCTGCAGGGCGCACTCGATGGAAAGCTTGGCGCGACGGCGAATGCCGTCTCGGCAAGCAAACTGGCCACCGGCCGCACCATTGCGCTCGCGGGAGATCTTTCCGGATCTGTCAGCTTTGACGGCTCGGCCAATGTCAGCATCACCGCCGTTGTAGCCGATGACAGCCACGCCCATGTCATCGCCAATGTGGACGGGCTGCAGGCCGCACTTGACGCGAAGGCACCGCTGGCCTCGCCCGCGCTAACCGGCACGCCGACTGCGCCCACGGCCATCTCGGGGACGAACACAACCCAGGTGGCAACGACCGCCTTCGTGCAGCAGGCCATTGTCGACTTTGGCCCCGGCGACATGCTGGCTGCCACCTATGATGCGGATGCCGATGGCAAGGTCGATGCAGCGGAAGTGGCAGATGCGGCACCCTGGGCTGGTATCACCGATAAGCCCACGAGCTTTCCGCCCTCGACCCACAGCCATGCAATCTCGCAGGTCACCGGTCTGCAAACCGCGCTCGATGCCAAGGCGGCACTGGCCTCGCCCGCCCTGACCGGAACGCCGACAGCACCGACGGCCGTGACGGGCACGAATACGACGCAGATCGCGACCACCGCCTTCGTGGCCGCCGCCATCGGCGCGTTGATTGATGCCGCACCCGGCGCAATGGACACGCTGAACGAGTTGGCGGCGGCCCTCGGGGATGATCCGAACTTCGCCACCACGGTCACGAATGCGCTGGCAGGCAAGCTCTCGGCCGCCTCAAACCTCTCAGATCTGCCGAACAAGGCGACGGCGCGCACCAACCTCGGGCTCGGCTCAATCGCCACGCAAGCCGCTAACAGCGTCGCGATCACCGGCGGGTCGATCGATGGGATTGCGCTTGATGGGGGCACGTTCTGAGCATGGCCAACACGCTTCTCGTCAAACGTACGACTGTAGCCGGTAGGGTGCCTACCACAGCGCAGCTGGCCGCTGGTGAACTGGCCGTCAATGTCACCGATGGCAAGCTTTACCTCAAGAAAAGCACGAGCGGGGTCGAAAGCATCGTCGATGTGACATCAGCCGCGCTCACCGACGCACAGATCTTCGCGAAGGTGACTGCGCAAGATGGCGCGGGGTCCGGCCTTGATGCCGATCTGCTCGATGGCAACCATGCCAGCGCCTTCGCGCTCCTGAGCGGGGCGACATTCTCTGGCACGGTCACTGCTCCGAACTTCGTCTCATCCTCGGACGCGCGGCTCAAAGCCGATATTGCGCCAATCCAGGACGCTCTTCCAAAGGTGCAGGCCCTGCGCGGCGTCACCTTCACGATGGCAGGCAGCAATCTGCGGCAGATGGGCCTCATCGCACAGGACGTCCAAGCCGTCGCGCCGGAGACCGTCGTCGAGGCCGAGGGCGTGCTGCGCCTCGCCTATGGCAATCTCGTGGGTCTCCTCGTCGAGGCCATCAAAGACCTCGCAGCCGAGGTCGATCAGTTGAAAAGGAGCGGGCCGTGATCGAGACAGGGCTTTATGCCATCACGAACTGCGGCGTCCTGCGCCATTATGCCGTAGACATCAAGCCTGACTATGTCGCCGTCGCGGTCTTCGAGTTCGCAGACCCGGGCACCTCGAGCGCCATGGGCGGGGTCATGCTTTGGGCAGACTTGGTCGCCCATCTCGAGGCACGGCCGTCTTTTGGCAATCAGGCGGGATTTGTCGATCTGACCTTTAACGAGAGCTTCATCCCCGATCTGCCGGGCGCGCCTGTGGGCGCGATCTACAAGGGCAGGTCCTGCATCTTTGCTGCTGGCATGCGCGGACATGACGAGTTGGTCGATCACGCGCTGATCGATATGGCTGTCGGCGCCGATGGGCGGCCGCTGTCCTGGCGGAACCGCTTTGCCCAATCTGCGCGCGAGAAGGTCGACACGTCTTTCCGGCATCGGGCGCGAGAAGGGATATCCAATGCACTTGTGGTCTTCCTGCCCGTTGTCGTGCCCTTCGATCAGGCACGCGTGGAGGTTCTTTGCCAGACCCCACCCATCCTTCTGAACGGCACGGTGATGGCAGGGACAATCGATGACGCCACGATCCCGAAGGACGGGCTCTGGTACAAGCAGTTCTACTTCCATGTCGTAGGTCCGCAGGCTGCCACTGTGGTGTCCGGTGGACGCGTGGATGTGCCTGTCGCACTCCGGTGGAATGCCGACGGCTCGGCTTTTGCTTATCCTGTGACGCTGAAACTCGAGGCCGATGCGGGCTACTTGCCCAAGCGGCGCCTGCTGACCGCACCAGATGGAACCGGCAGCTTCGCCGTCGAGGCTGCGGGGCTTTCCCCCGGCGATCGCATCACAGTGAAACTCAACACCGAGCATTACACCGCGATCGGGAAGATCGTGCTGGAGGTGGTCTGATGGAAACCCACACCACAAGCGAGTTCCAGCTGATCTACCCGAGCTTTGTGCTGCACAAGCATTGGGAGATGCCGGAGGGCTTCAACGACCGGCTTCATGCCCTTGCGGTCCAGGATACCGAGGCCAATCGAATCCGCGAGGTTGGCGACGGGCGCAATGTCGGGGACCTGACCAATCACCTCGGCCATCTGCGGCACAACTTTCTGATGGACCGGCGAGACCCAGCGCTGGCCGTTTTGGCGCAGATGGTGGCCGCTGGCGTGCGGGAATATCTTCAGCTGGCCTATGGCTACGACCACACTGGCGATATCCGCATGATGTCGGACACCTTCTGGCAGCGGCGCGCGCTGCGTGAAAACGTCGGCATCAACACCCACACGCATATCCAGACCGACATCGTCTGCACTTACTACCCGCGGGTCGCGCTGGATGCCGATTGCCCTGACACCTCGCTTCATCGCGGGGCGGTGCGCTTTTACGATCCTGCGAATGTCGGCAAGCGGCTTTGGCCCTGCCGGAACCCCGATGCCTACGTCGGCGGCTGGTACGCGGTCGAACCGAAGGCAGGCTCAATGCTCGTCTTCGAAGGGCATTTGCCCCACGACAGCACCTACTTCGAGGGGGCGGAGCGGATGTGCATCCCGGTCCTCTGTTCGCTCGATCTTCCCAATTCCCACTGCAAGGCCGGTCTCGCCGAGATTCTGGCCCATCAGGCGCAAGGAGGCAGCCATGGCCTATAAGGTCGGAACGACCATCGTGATTGATGACAGCGGCTTCGTGGATTGGTCTCGTATCGCCAACAAACCCGCAATTGGTACGGGCGATGTGACAGGTGTGACGGTGGTCAACGGGACCCCAACGTCAGGTGCCACAGGTTCCTCGACTGGCGCGGTCTAT